GAGTTTTCCTCCAAGTGCTTGAAGCATAAAGATAAGACCTTGCGCTGGGTTAAGACCAGCAAGCATACCGTAGCGAACATCAGCAGAATAGTCATTCTTGATATCCTTGGTTGGCTTGTATGAAATTTCATATGGAGAACCTGAATCTACTCCGCGAATTGTTTTTTCTTCTGGGTAAATAACTTCATCAACTTCAAAGCAGAGGCTGATTACGTCGCGTAGTGCTGCAGCGAAGATTGCCTGTGCTGACTTGACCTGGGTATCGAATGCACCCATAAGTGCTTGCACGCCTTGTCCAGTGACGATAGAAGCATCAATGTTACCTGTACGAGATTCAGGATAACGTGTACCAACACGAAGTTCTTGGTTAAGCAATGTCTGCTCTGTAAATGCACCCTGTGGAAGCGTAAGTTCGACACGTCGCACACCTGCTGGGTTAGCAGTACGGATAACTGCGTCTCCACCAAGTTGCAACTCTTGTACATCCTGAGGAAGTACGATAGGTGCCTGAACAGATTTTTCTGCTGCTTCCATTGCAAGCAACGCAAAGCGGTTGCGTAGCAACTGGATACCTAGAACATCATCGAATTGTCCACGTAGTTCGCCATCAACTGAAGGCTTACGTGCAACAACAACCATCATTTTGCCTAGAGGGTTCTTAACCTTAGAAAGAACTAAGTCTTGCTTTGTTGGTAAGTAGATGATTGATTGGTCTTTGTCATAATAGCGAATTAACTCAACCTCGTTATTAAGGTCTTGCTTGTATCCCTGAGGACCAAGTAGTTGCCTTTCAAACTCTGGAAACTGAGTAACGAGTTCGCCCAATGTCATCAGGTATTTCTTAGCAAATGCCACACAACGTCCATAGCGGTCAAACTCTGGATAGGAACCTATCGGGTTTTCTATGCGGATACGTGGCAGTTTTGCATCTTCGTCCAATTCAATAATGAACGGAACGAAACCATATGTGATATACCAGTCAGCACCTGAGTACATCTGTACTGACAAGTCAGAGTGGGAGAAGTAGTTAGATGCAATACGAGTACGCTTGTCAGCGAATGTACGTGCTCTATCTGAAACTGAGTTTGCTGCTGAGCAGTTTACCGCTGGTAGTGGTGCCATAACTTCTGACAAGTCGCGTGCGACTACATCAATGAAGTTGGCAACTACGTTGGCATCTACGCCATCTGGAAAGAAGTCAGGGTAAACCTGTGAGATTTGACCCTTACGGACAGCAAGGACGTCAAGGTTGCGAGCATCGCGCTCACTATTTCGGTAGCGCAAAGAGACGACTCTCGCTGCTACCTGTTCCATTGATAATGCCATTATTGTCCTAACGTAGATTTAAAAATTATTCAAAAGTTGGGCGGTACAGTTTTGTTACAGTCTTACTCGCTGCTGTTACTCCTGCTGTTGTGCGAGGGCGAGAAGTAGCCATTGAAGAAGAAACCATTGGAGGCGTTGTTGCGCTTCCAGTAATTTTAACTTTACGAGTTTCTTTCATTGATTCTGTCTTCTTTTTCATTTCAGACCTAGGGACACGCATTTCTGCCATAATTATTTCCTATCGTAGATTTAAATTTTTAGATGTCGTATGTCTTGTTAATTTTAGAAACAGTTACACCCTTGACATCGTAGTTCTTGCGAATCTGAGGGTACTTCTTTTCAAGGTAAGCAAGGTCTACCTGTGCTTGTCTTTTGTTAAGTGCTTGACGACGAGTTGGTCCAGCAGGTTGCTTGGCAACTTCTCTTGCATAGATGTAATCTTCTGCTGTCAAACCCTTGCTTGGCTTCTTAGGCATAATTGATGGCATAACTATTTTCCTTATCCGTATTGACCTGACCACTGGTCTGCGAATGCGTCATCTAGGTTGACGGCAAATCTTCGACCTTGTTGAGCACGAGTTGCCCAGCGGTTCGATTGATATTGTGCTGCTTGACTTGACTTCTGCATCATCTCTCGGATACGGATGACCGTAAACCACAGAGCCATAACAACGTCAGTCGGGTTCTTAGTATCTGGCTTCCAGGTAATGAGTTCCTGTACTAGAGTCTTAAGACCCTCTGAACCCTCATTGCTTGGTAGTTCGATAATGTTATTATCCTGGAATCGTCCGTCTCTGGTGTTACCAAAAAGGGTAGCCATAGATGCCACACCAAAAGATGTGTCCCACTTGTTCTTACCAGTAAAGTGAGAATTAAGTTGCGTACCGTAACCTGCTAGAAAGTTACGTAAGTTTTCGTCGAGTGCATACGCCTTCTGATGCGCGTTGATTTCGATACGCAATTCTTGAGGGCGGTATTTCTCCACCCAATCTTCGATTAAATTTTGAATCTTCTGAGGCGTAGGCTCTGTCATATTGACAGCATCTAGCACATAGATTTTTCCATCGGCTCTGTTGTAGGTACAAACCACAGCACCTGTAGCACCTGCCATAGCAGGGTCAAGACCGATGATGGTGTAACCCTCGACGTGATTAGGGTGACCAGGGTTGCCTGCTTTTAGAGGTCCTCTTTTTCGCATTCCGTTGACTGAGCCAGCCACACAGGTTGGAGAGAATATTGAGTCTTCTTGGACGTCTTCTTGCTGGTAGACCATAGCCCAGACCGACGGAGCGACCTCAGAGCGCCTTGTAAAGAGCGCGGGTCCATCCCATTTCGGATAAAGTCCGTCAGCATCAGGTTCGTCCACATCTCCTTCGGGTCTATCTGTTTTAGCCCAAAGGGTTTTCCAGTTTGCAGGTTTCTCGTCAAATTCTAAAACTGCTGGCATTGCCATATAGGTGAAGGGTGATTTGCCACCTGTCCACTGTGAGCCATCTCGTAACATCTTGTAGAGGTCGATAGATGAAACTCTGGTACCTACGATGATAAGTTTACCGTAGCGACCAAGACGGGTGATAACTTCCTTCTGAAGCCATTCCATCTGCTTTTCCCACTCGTGGGCGTTGGAACCCATCACAGCATCGTCAACGATAATCAAGTCGGCACGAGCACCGTAAATCTGAGAACCTAAACCTAGGGCTTGGACGGTTGGGTCTTTTTCGCCACTATCGCGTCCTGTACCTAAATAAATCATATCTGCAGACCACGTAGTGGCGTCTGCCTTATATCCGCCATTTGGACCAAAAGCGGTCTGCAGTTTGATAAAGGCTGGGTGGTTAAGTCTTGTCTTGATGGCACCGAGGAACTTGCGTGCCATACCCTGAGTCTTTGAGACGATAATGACTCGTGAGTTAGGGTTGGTCACAATCTTGTAGGTCACGTAGTTGGTCGTGATGACTGTGGACTTGGCGTGCTCAGGTGGGACGTTGATGAGCACTCTGTTGATAGCCCCTGGCTCGTAGGTCATAGCAGGGTGCATCCAGCGCGGCTCGCGCCCCTCAATCAGGTCTACCCAGTTGTAGTGATGCGGGAAAAGTTTAGTGTCGAGGAACTGCTCACAAAAGTCAGGGAATGAGATTTCCTTCAGGTCGCCTAGGTCTGCTATGACTCCCTTGCCTACCAGTCGGGCTTTGTCTGCCCGTTCCTTAAAGGCTGGTTCATTCATTGACCATTGGCGGAAGGTAACATCATTGCGACCAACCGATGCCATAGCAGCGGTGATGGTCGAACCTTGCTCAAGTTGTAGGAGAACCTTCTCCTGAGCCTCGTGCTTAGGGATGTTTTGTATCCCAGGTCTGCGTCCCATTGGTGCCCCCTAGGGTGTATCTCGTCGCCCTCTGTAGAGGTTTAAAAACGCTCAATAAACGGTATCTGCCTGACGGCATAACTGTGGTAATTATTATATATATTATATATTAATTAAGGATTAACCGTAGAGCAAACGGAGGTTAATCCGTTAAAGATTAATAATAATCTTTACATATAAGATAACCCGTTCAAAGTACCAAAACCGAACACTTTATATCAATATATTTTTAAATATTTATATAAGGGGGGCTAATATATATAAAAGCCCTGGTCACAGGGCTATTTAGCAAATATAACAGAAAATTATGATGGGAGTATATATACAAGTAAGTGAGCAAATTAAACAACCCTACGGTCAAAGATACCTGACCAGTCATAGATTCTGACTGTCTAACTGTTTACCTGAGGGTTAGAGTCTTATTATTATTAATAATCCCGCAATCTGCGGGGTTTAAATGCCAGAGTTTGGCAAGGAAAGAATGTGAAAGTGGGAAGACTTAATAGGCGACTATCCCCCTGACCAATTCGCGGGGTCTAGTCTTTAAGGATTGAGGGCTATCAATAGGGGAAGATAGTTGAACATTCAATCACTTACTCACTCTTCAATTGTCGACAAATCGACACAATGAACAGGGCAACAGGTTCCGCGGGTGTGATGTAACTCACACAAAATAAGCGTGTCGAATGCTTGACAAGCACCCCGCAAGCGTGAGAGAGTTAAGTCATAAGGGGAACAAGCCCCGAAGATAGGAGAATAAAAGAATGATTCACTCAATCGAAGCAACGGGAATGACTGGCGGATTCGCTTATCGTTACCAATACCAGACAGGGGCGAGTCACTTCTTCGGCTACGCCGACACACTAGAAGAGGCTCAGACAATACTCAGAGAGGCGGGGGTCTGCTAATGACCCGACACGAGACATTGTGCGAGATTTCGCGCCTAGATTGGATGCTTGAATCTGTGCACCTAACTTTCGCAGAAAAGAAAATCACACTTAGAAAACGGGGTGCGCTAATCGAATCACTCGCACAATTTCACTAAGCAAGACCGCCCCCGCGCTACGGGCTACGGGTTCACAATCCAACGGGGGCACTAGGACAGGGCAACACCGCCCCGCCTTAAGACAGGAGAATAAAAGAATGACAAAATTTTTTGAGATAGGGCTAGATAAGTTCGGATTTTATTTTGAGACCCGACTAGTAGACCTCTACATCGACAACAGAGGGCTAGCCCTAGGCGTCGCCCTAATCGTAGCCTTGAGAGTTCGCAAGGTTCTAAAGACACGCAAGGCGGGCAAATAATGGAATGGAACCCAAAAACCTCCGACAATCTCCGCACATTACAGACAAGCAAGGAGGGAACTACCCGCGCTTTTGAGTACTACTACATAAGAAAAGGGGGAGGGTATTACACCTCTTACACCGCGGGACGGTTTACATTCGGGCGAGAGATTGACTACCGCGAGACATTCAACACCTTAAAAGAGGCGCGAGCATTCTGCGAGGAGGTAGACAGGGAGACGCTCATCATTGAGGCGGTGTGAGGCAACTCACAGCCCCGCACCCTTTACAGAGGGCGCATAGTTCGAGACTATAGCGGGGCACGGGAAACACCCACAGCAAGACAACAACAGGAGGAAAAAATGAAACAAATGAACCAGAGAGACGCCATTCACTACATTATGACCCGCCAAGAGTTTAAGGCGTCAGCCCTCACGGGTACATTCAAGGATTACACACCAAGCGAGGGACGCTTAAACCGCGAAGAGTACGCGCTCCTTGAGTCGGCTATGAATGAATCAAGAATCGCTTTCGTAATCTTCTCCTACGGGACGCCTATCGCGTGGCACACAGACGCCCGCGGGTGGTATGTCGTAGAACAAAAGTTCAGCGTTACAACAAGCAAGCACCAGAACCTTACCCGCCGAGCAATTGCGGAATGTTTGGCGGTTATCGTATGAGCACCCTACTAGCCTGCTACCTCACGGCGGTGTTGTTGCTGTGGGTTCCCGTAATCGTTGACACAATCAAGCACGAGAGGGGCAAGAAGTGACCCCTTTACTTTTAGCCCTTGCACCTATAGCCTTGCTATGTTTAGCGGGCTTACTACTAAACGACGACCTAACGACAGGAGAAAAATAAAAATGAACGAGGAATTGAAACAGTCACACCCTGACTACGTAATGAGCCAAGCGGAAGAAGAAGCCGTGACCGCAATTGAGGAGGCAGGGCACAACCTGGAGGCGGTACGCGCTTACCGCGACAATGTAGGCGAGCAGTACACCCCTCTCCTAGAATGGGAAGATTGGATTGGAGACTTTGAGGAGTCATACGAGGGAGAGATGAGCACCCGAGAATTTGCCGAAACTCTAGCCGATACTCTTTACCTAGACGATACCAGTTTACCCCAATGGATTACGACTTACTTTGATTATGAAAAGTTTGAGCGCGATTTATTCCTAGGTGACTATTGGGAAAACGACGGACACATTTTTAGGAGTATGTAATGCCACTATGCGGAGACTGCTTACGACCAGTCAATGAGTGTCATCACGGACAGGAACTAAAACGCAAACGCTAGCCCTAGCCTTAGCCCTGACCTTAACCTCTCCAATTGCAACGGACGGAGACACTTTACACAGTGGCAAGGTCTGGGTGAGGTTGGTACAGATAAACACACCTGAGAAGGGCGAGTGTTACTACAAAGAGGCAACGAACTACACGCAGAATTTTTTAAAACTAAATGGGAAATCGAAACTCATACCTGATGCGAGATTAGATAGTTTCGACGAGTACGGCAGGGCACTAGGTTACTTGACAAAGGGAAACCGAAACCTTAACCTTGAACTTGTAAAGTATGGATACGCAAAGCCTTATTTCTACAACGGAATGAGGGGCAAGTACGCACAACAAATAGACAACTACGCAAGGCAAGCCAAGTCAAAGCGTCTTGGTGTATGGAACTGCAAGACAGGAGAATAAAATGCAAGAGGAACAGGAACTAAGTTGGTCAGAGTTAGCAGAGTTGACACACGAAACACAGGTAGATAAGTTTGGCTGGTGTATGTGTGAAGACACAGAACCACACGAATACCCATACGGCGACTGCCCAAAGACAGGAGAATAAAATGAGCACAGAACAACAACAGATAGAAGCACTCAAGACTTTACACGAAGCAATTCAAGCACTCAAAGATTTAGGTTTCATTACAGAGGAAGACGAAGATGAGTGAGCCACAACTAAATGACCCTTGGTTCTATGACGACTCAGATTATGTGGCGTGTGTGGAATGCAATGACTGGTATGACTATGCAGTTTATTCATCCTTGACTTGTCCTAATTGTGAGGATAAGCAGGTAGAACAGGAGCGCAAAATTGAAACAACAATTCCAAGTAGTGTATGAAACTAAAGGCGTAAAGGTTGTCAATGTATGGCTACCAGAGGGCACCGAACTACCAAAAGATTGGGACTCAATGAGTTTTAAAACACAGGATGAATGGCTCTACGATAACCAAGACGAAGCGCACCTAGTTTGGACAGATGAACACGAGGGCGAAGCGGTAAATGTTTTACCAATTGCACAATTAAAGGCGGTAATTTAATGACACTTCCTGACCGAACGTGGCACGCACAAGGAAAATGTAATCAGCACCCAGACCCTGACCTATGGCACTATGAAAATCCAAGGCTGGCAGATGAGCAGCAACTAGAAGTCTTACGAAGTGTACAGGCAATAGAGTTATGCAACATCTGTCCAGTCAGAGTTCAATGCCTAGAGCAAGGACTTGAACGTGAAAATTTAGAATACACAGGCGGACACGGCACTATCTGGGGCGGGTTACTCACAGTTGAGCGGTATTTACTGACAACTAACAACCCTAAAGCGGTCAGAGTTAAGGCAGAGCAGAGACATAGAAGGAATGTTAGGTTAAAGATTGCTAGAATAGATAAATGAGAAAACGAGCCATAGTTCTATCAACCCTTGTCGTCTTCGCACTTATCACACCAGCAACCCACAATGTGGGAGTGCACCTTGACATAGTACCCAAAGAAAAACCCAAAGTTCAAACCAAGGCAACGACTGAGCAGAAGAAAGCCAACAAGATAATGGCTATGCGCTATGCCCAAGTTGGTTGGGGTTGGGATAAAACGGAGCGAGGTTGTATCTATAAAATCTTTATGAAGGAAAGCAAGTTCGACCACTTAGCCAAGAACCAACAGGGCAGTAGTGCCTACGGCATAGCACAGATGTTAGGCGAGAAGAGCAAAGACCCAGCAGTTCAAATACTCAGAGCCTATCGCTACATTGAACACCGCTACGGCACACCCTGCAAGGCTTGGAAGCACCACAACAGGGGCTGGTACTAAGTGCTAGACCTTAGAGGTAAGCCTATCTTTACCTGCGTTTGTGGGTGCAAGATGTTTGTGGTGACAGTAATGTGGGACGAAGAGACAAGAGAAGTAGGTTGGTACGATTTAAAACAGGAATGCAAGGAGTGTGGGGCAATTAGCACCGCACCAACACCAATGGATTGGAGAGATGAGTAATGCCTAACTATGAATACAGATGTCGTAAGTGTCATTCACTGACAATTATAAATCGCAAAATCGAAGAGCGAGATGATGAGGTTACTTGCATTTGTGGGCAGGTATCTAGTAGAATTTACAACACACCAGCGGTTCAGTTCAAAGGAACTGGATTCTATTCAACAGGAGGATAGTATGTGCACAGTATGTGAGAATGGTGGTTGCAGTAATTGTGAGCCACGCAACACAGAGTTACAGTTTGCTAGCGGTAAAGAGATTGAAGAGTTCTACGACTCAGTAGGTGAGTCACTCTGGGTAGACCCAGCAGAATCAACACCTGAATCTTCTGACTGAACGACGTCATCATCGCGGAATGGTTTGAAGCCACCGATTTTATTAATCAGTTTTCTAATGGCTCTCTTGTGGCGCATACGCACCGCATCTTCTGAACCAATCTCTAACTCTTTGCCAATGTCACCGAACTCCATTGACTCTGCATAGCGCAGGAACAGTATCTTCCTGTCATCTTTAGGTAGTTTCCAGAATGCATAGTCAACCTCAATCATCATAGCCATAAGGTTGCCACCCTCGTTAGGTGCAGAGGGACGCCCTGGTCTACCAAGATTTAACTTGTGGGTTACACCCCACTCACCGCGAAGTACAGGAGGCAGGAGTGCTTCAACCATATCTGCTTCATAGAAAAATAAATCGCTGGTTTCATAGCCACCAGACTTTGCTTTCCAATGGTTACAATAATCTAATGCTTGATTGCGTAGGCTACGATAGATAAGGTTCTTCGCATCCTTGTCACCGATTGCTTCCCAGGTGTCTAGTTTATTTGGGTGCTCAACAAACCACTGATAGAGAGACTGCCTGATGTCTTCTATGTCAATGGTTGGAAACTTACGTGAGTATTCAGAACTTACTGCATCAACTACATACTGCCAGTTCTGGATTCTCTCCCACTCGATTGTCATTCAAGTTCCTTCTCAATAGCCTGAATAGTCGGGCAAGGATAAAGCGTAAGCAAGTCAGGGCAACAAGCAAGGCAAACATCACCTCTTTCATCTAATGGCGTAGGCTTATGCAATTCCACTACTGCACGAAGGGCTTTGACAGGTTCAGCAGAATCCTTGAAAGAATAGTTATCACATATTGCCAGCAATTCATCGTGGTTCATTTTAGTTGCTCCTGAATCGTCTGAATAGTTGGGCAGGGATACATTGCAACGTAACCATTACTTGAACATTCAACGCAATTCTCGTAGTCATCAGGAAAATCAGACTCATCAGGTTTATGTAATTCTATTACTGCAATAAGCGCGGCAATACTTGCGCCACCTCTATCTGCGCTTTCGCTCTGTGCTTTTTTCAGCAATTCATCGTGAGTCATTTAATTTTTGTCCCATCCACTATCTTGAGGAAGGTAACTGGTTTCATCATCTTGTTCTTGTTTGCAAACTCTGTTGTTACTGGCAACCACTTGTCTTCCCACACAATGTTAGGAATTAAATCAAGACGGAAAGACCACACACCTTCGGGCGTGTAGTTAATGTAATAGGGTGTTAACCCAAGTTCAGTAGACTTAGTGATAAGGAAGTCATACTTCTTCTTCTCAAGCAGCAACGTATCATAGTGAGTGTTGCGAGACTTAAGTTCAATGAACATCTTATACTCATCTGTAATGCAGTCAAAGCCGTCAAATATTTCTGGGGAGTGTACTAAATCTGGGAAGTGCTCTGCCTTTAACCAGTTAAATAACTCCTGCTCTTTCATTCATCCCACTTGCCTCTTAGAACTAGCAGTCCAATGATTGCATAGTTAGCCATATCCTTGAAGGAATCTTCAAGAGATTCGTGCTCAGGGCTTGCGCCACTGTCAATCAAGTTATTAATGCGTGCCAACTTATCGTGCATACGTACACGCAAGCCGTTGATTGCACCACCTGGTGCTTGTGAGATATTCTTTGGACCATAATCTTTATGCTTAGATATAAGCAGTTCAGATAATTCTTTTGTTATGTTGCCAAGGTTTACTTCGAGGTGGAGTTCGCGTGCAACAACGGAATGGCTAACGAAACCATCAATGAAGTTCCCTGAGTCTCCGTCTTTACTACGTTTAAACCCAAGTTTGTTAGATACTGAATAATCTGCCATATTTCCTCACGCTCCGCCTTCGTCGTCATTAGGTTCCTCCGCTAATAGTTGTTGTAAGTCACGGTCAAAGTCCTGTAGTGCAGACTTGACAATCATATCCTCAACCAACTCATCAACTAAGTCGTACCCATTCTCACTAGCAAATAGTGTAACATAAGTAGACTGAGTTATCATTTTGATTTGGGCAGGATTTTCTGCGTTGTCAAATAAGAACCGTAGCATTGACCCTAACATAAGTTTGAAACCAGAGGGCAACAAGTAGTACGGGTCGAAGGTTTCATCCTCATCCAAGTAATGGTCAATCAATGCGAACGAATCAGGAAATGTTATGTTGCAGTCGTGGCAATGATTGTGAGGTGGCTCTTCTTCAATGTTCATTTAAACCCATCTTTTGATGGAAGTAGTCAGCACCTTCTTGCACGAACATTGAATTAACATCGTGTCCGTCTGGGAGTTGAATGATAGTAACTGGTAGTTCTCTGGCAAGACTTGTGGCGAACTGAGTCCCTGGTTGGTCCCCATCTGCGAATATAAACACCCTTTCAAAGTCTGCCAGCAATCGTGTGTAGTGTTTCTTCCACGAGTTCGCACCTGGTACTCCAACGCAAGGAATCCCAACGCAAGCAGAAAGAGTAAGGGTGTCCAACTCGCCTTCACAAACTCCAATAAAGTCACTGGCTCTCTCCACATCTAGCACATTGTACATCTTAGTTTCTGCTCCAGTCATACCCATATACTTGGGTTCAACTGCGGGGTTGAGGCTTCTAAAACGTAAGTCTACAACACCAGTCTTAGTTATGTAGGGTATTGATAGTCGTCCCTTGAATCCTTCGTGCCCTGTCTCAGGCTCCGCGACTACGCCTAATGATGCCAGACGTGCTATCTCCAGTGGAATTCCTCTGCTTCTGAGGTAATCTTCCGCCTGATAAATGTTTTCCGCGTACTGTGCTGCTGCTTTCCCCAGTAATTCTTTCTGCAAAACGCTTTGCTTCATTGAAATTTAATCCTTCCTGTCTCACAATAATTTGAATGCTGTTACCTTGTACACCACAAGCAAAGCACATAAAAATATTCTTATCAAGGTTTGCACTACCAGACTGGTGTGTGTCTGAATGGAATGGACACCTAAGATTTACCTGCCCGTGTGTCTGCCTTAGACTGGCACCATAGTGCTCAAGTATTGCTCTTATACTTGGTAGGTCGTTATCAATTCTTATCACCGTATCCCGCATCTCTTAATAGTTTTACACCATCTTCTAGTCGTACTAACATAACCCAATCACCCACAGATTTCTCTCCCTGTCCATTAAGTCTTAACACTACTACGCCTAAATCTTTTTCGTTGGCTCTATCTTTCAGTTGTGCAATTGCAGCAGCGGGGTTGAACCCTGTGCGTGCCTTTACTTCCCAATCAATACCAACAGTGCCAGTAACATCAGTACCACTGCGACCAGCACCAGTACTCTCAGCATAAGGGAAACCATTGTCAACCAGATAATTAGCCAGTACTTTTTGACTACGATATCCCCGATGTTTACGGGCTTGAGACGCCACTTAGGAAGCACTCTTATCCTTGTTGAGAATGCGTACTGCCCACTCTAATCCAGCGTTGAGTCCGTCGGTCCACTCATCTGTGACTGGTACCTTGGCTGCTAGAATCTTTTCAACAAGTGCTGCAGTCTCACGCTTGACCTCAAGCAATACGAATGCACGCATCTCCTGAGTCATATCGTCTTCTTCTTCTCTTATCATTGCTTATCCATTCTCTGGTATGTCGTCCATAAACATATACTCAGGGTTGAATGCTAGCCACGCTAGCAAATCTCCATTTGCATCTGCTCTTCCGTATCGATTCTTTACAGGGGCAATAGCCATAGAAGTACCAACAACTCCAAGAGTACAGATAAGAGCAGGAAGTTGCGCGACCTTACCTTGAAGAGCCGACCTAGGCTGGCAAGGATTTCCAGGTACAGCCTCAGAAGTATGGTGCAGAATAATGATAGCAGCGTTAGTAGCACGAGCAAGGTATTTCAACTCCTTCATAATCGCACGCATTGATGCAAACTCTTCGCCACCATCTGTGGCAATATCCATTAGGTTGTCTACAAAGATTGCAGTAGGTGGACATCCCCATAGTTCTTCAAATGCTTGAACTTCTTCATCAATGTCTTGAAGTGTAGGTGATGACTCGAATGACCAGACAATGTGTGCGCCTCTAGTAAGAGTTGCCTTAGTCCAGCCGTAGTCACTATTCATCAGTGTCTCAACATCAGTCTGATTCTTACCGCTAATCATTGATGCAAGACGCATAGCCATAGTGTGTGCGTTGGTATCTGCAGAAATGTACAGACTTGGCACCTTCATCTTGAGGGCTAAAGCCAGTGCCAGAGTGGACTTTCCCACACCTGGAGTACCTGCAAGCATAGAGACTTCTGCTCTACGAAATATAATTTTGTTTGAATCTAGTGAACGAAATACTGGTGGCAGTGGTTCTCCACCAATGTCTGCTCTACCTACAGAACGAACAAGCGTTCTCATTCTTTAGTCTTCTTAGCATCTTCAGTAGCAGCATTGTATCCATCTTTGTAACCATCTACGTATGCTTCTTGTAATAAATACTTAATTGTTTTTTCCATTTGTTTCTCCTGTCGTTGGTTGGAAGAGGGGTAGATATCTTCCCCTAATAAATACCCCTCCACCAATTCTACTTTATGTCAATGTCTAACCATTGACTGGTGAGCACTGCCCTTGGTCTTGTGGTTGCTGACATACCCACATTCGGTAAGGCTTGCCGTTCTTCTTCGAGATTCCCGATAGGAACTTTCGCTCCCCGTGAAGACACGTTGGCGTGGTACCTGATGCTTCCGCTGTCGGGGCGGTTACGAAGGTAGGAGAGGCTTGCTGCACGGGAGTTGAAGTAGGCGTCGCCAAAGGGGCTGCCACTCCTGCACCGTTCAACATTCTTCCTGTTGCTGCAATCTGTGTTGAGTAATCAGAGATTCCCTCTAGTAATACGCTGAGTTCATCTGCAGTGTTAGCACGGACATTTACCATATCCCCACCGTTGGTCTTGTAAGAGACCTGTAACTTCCAATCTTCTGCCATTACTTGTCCTCCTTGTTTGCTGCAAAGCCTAGTGCTTCGCGTGCTTCATCTTGAGTAATGATTTTCATTTCAAGTGCAACCAACACATCTTGTGCTGATAGTGTACTTACTTTGTGCATTTATTTTTCCTTCGTGAATTGGCAATGTTCTGTAAGTCCACAGAAATTGCACGATTGTAGGTTCGGTAGAAATATACCAGCCTTGCGTGCTTTGTCAAAGCCATCAACAAAGTATTCAAGCGTGTCCTGTGTATACCTACTTAGGTCAATCATCTCTCCTGTCCCCGACTCACGAGACATCCAGTAGTTTCCTAGATTGACTTCCACACCCAGCATCATCTCGACTCCTATTTTGTAGAAGCCCAACTGAAGGTCAGATTGAGGACGTGCACGAGAAGTCTTTAAGTCGACAATAACTAACTTACCGTCAACCTCAAAGATTCTGTCAATGAACATCTTCACTGGTACTCCAGCGATGACTGGGTTTAACTCTAACTCGATAGCCTTGGCACCCTGAGGTGTCGTCCAGATTTTCCAGTTAGGATTGTTCTTGCGCCATAGGATGTAGTTATCAGTCCATACGGAACCTTGTTCGTACCACCAAGCAGCATCTTCTTTGTTAGGGTTGAGTTTGGTTGCTCTTCCTGCTACTCGTGCAGTGGTGAAGTCAAGACCTTCGGTCTCCTTACGCCACGCTTGTTCCCATAGTGGGTTAGTTGTCATAGTCATACAACTCTGCTGCTAAGTGGAATGCTCGTCCGCCTGCTGACCAGATGGATGGTTCCTCTGGGACTTGTAGTAATCTACCTAGGTAATACTGGTAGCCACAGGTTAGGTAAGTTGTAAATGCTGAGTAACTTATGTGTGCTGGTAGTTCATAACTATCCAATTTTATCATC